GTAACCACGCTGCTGGAAGTACTTCCAACCGGGGACGGCCAACACAGCAGTGGGGCCGCCCTTCGAAGCGTTGTTGGTACCGGAATCGTTGGTNTCAACGTTCTTGTACCAGCCGTTCAGAGGCTCTGCCCAGTTACCCGGGTAGATCTTCTTAGAGGACAAATAGGTCATTATCTTTACCTATGTAATGAAGTAACAATTAATTATCAGAGCACGCCGTCATCAGAGACGAAGCTGTAGGCGGTGGTGACGAAGTCCTTGTTCAGGATCTCGAAGCCAGCGTACAGTTGCCAGATCAGGATGATGAAACGGCTGAAGTCGTCGTTGTTGTTGATGAGCACCTGAGCGTTCGGGCCGCCGATGCCAACGCCAACAGACTGAGGACCGAAGAAGTAACCCTGAGCAACTTCCTGGGAACCGTAGGAGGAACCTTCGTCGAAGGAAGCGGTAACGCTCTTGGAGGGGAAGTTGGTCGACTCGAAGAACTTCACACCTTCGAACTGAACGCCAGTAGGCATCACAGGTTCGCCAGCCAGGAAGTAGGCCTGACCAGCCTGGGGACCCATGTAGAAGCTGGAGTTGTTAGGCATCATGGGNTTACCCATGTACATGCCTTGACCAGGATTACCAGCGTAACGAGCGATCTCACGGAAGTCGGGATCACGACGCAGGTGCATCATGAAGGTGGGATCGCAGATGCAGCGATACAGACCATCAGCAAAGGTAGGAACGTTGCGCTTACGCAGGTCCTTAACAGTGGTGAGAAGGTCGGTAGCAACCGAGAACTGCTGGACTTGAGCGGTGTACTCAGCGGCGGTGTAGGAGATACGACCAGAGGAATCCTTGGTCTTACCACCAGCGAAGTAGTAACCACCCTGGGAACCAGAGGCGGCACCGTTGGCTTCAGCTTTAGCCAGTTCGTCAATGAAGACGCGGTCACGCCAACGGCGATAGTCGTCGAGCAGGGTCAGAGAACCGATGCTCTGGTGGAACATGTTCAGGTTGCCGGTGTCCAGCAGCAGGCGCTGGGCGGTAACCAGGGTTTCCCGAGCAATCTTGAAGGTGCTGGGCTGGGTGGGATCACCCGGGTCCGCAGGACCGGTGTATTCCTTAAGCACCACCAGGACTTTCTCCTTGGTGATGTTGCGGCTGTTAGCAGTACCAATGGTCTGGTCAGCAATACGCTCGCGGCTGTCCTTGGTACCAGGGGTTCCCCAGAACTTGTAGCGATCCAGCTGAACGGTTTGACCAGGCTGACGGGTGAAGTCGTGGACAACCACGGGCTCAACCGCCATTTCCGCGATGTAAGCAGGGTGGGGACGATAGAGTTCCGCACCAAGAATCTTTGGAAAATCGTTATCGATGAACACTTTGTTTTATCCTCCAGTGTCGCAGGAAGTGTTTAATGGGTGAAAGATTCAGACATTGGTATGTCTTATCTAACACAAATTTTAGCAGTCGGTAATTTATTCAATCACCGACATACTTATCACTCCATTACAAACAATTTGTTTGCAACGGCTTGGGGTTGAGCCTGGTTCAGAAGACGCCAGGCGTTTTGGGGATCACGGGCCATCTGCTCGCTAAAGCCACCCCAGAAATCGCCCTGTGCTTGAGGAGCAGCAGCGGCGGGAGGAGCGGGCATTTCGCTCAGTTGAGCCATCGCGTTATTCACCGGAGCAGTGGGATAACCACGGGTCTCCAGTTGAGCTTCGTTTTCGTAAACGGGGTAGGGACCTTCAGGACCGAAGAACTTCAGCGTGTAATCGCTAAGAACGTCGGGGTTGGTGAGGATCTCGTTGTACGCCAGGTTCTCTTGGTGTTCACCAACAGCGAACTCGGCGTAGCCCTTAATGGTGTTAGCTGCGCGATTTCCCCACTCGACGGCGCTGTCCAGCATTCCCTCGAGGTTTAGAGCGTAGTTGTTCAGAAGAGCCGGAGCTTCGATCCCGAACGCGTCCATCACCTGACGGCTGTCCTCGCTCATCCCCACGTAATCCGCGATCTGCTCCAATGAGGGAGTCGAGGAGGTTTGGGAATAATTGGGCGAGGATTCCTGGCTGGGAGACCAGGTCAGCGGAGCCGATTGTTGCGTAGCTTGGCTGCTGGGCTGTCCGTAGTTGGCCGGGGTAAACTCGGTCGTCTGAGGCGACGGTTGACCCTGGAACGGGGACTGGACTGGTGCGCTCAGCAGGTTCACCACCTTGTTGAACGCCGATTCCCAAGGATTCCCCGCCGAGGTTTCCACCGGTTGGGATTGGGGGGCGTACTGAGTAGGGGCTGATTGGTAGCTGGGGGCTGCCTGAGGTACCGCTTGGGGGTAACTCGTACCCACTTGATAAGCCACTGGTGCCGGTGCCGCCGGTGCTGCTGGTGCCGGAGCTGCCGCCACGTAGCTGCTGGGTGCGACGGCCGCTGGTGCTGGGCTCGTCTGTGGGATCGATTGGACGGTAGCGTCCTGCATAACTCATCTCCTTTTGTAATGCTTCTAGGGTGCGATACAGATATGGGGTCAAATCCAATCGCGGATCCGCAGCCATCGGTAAGTCCGGTGATTGCGGGTGAGGGGTCTGCATCATCCCCCCCACGAGGCGAGCGAACTGAGAGTATGCACCCTGTAATTCGTTCACCATCCTGAACGGGAACCCCGATAGCATCGCGGCCCGCTCCTCATCCGTCTTAGACGGGAAGAGGTATTTCAGTGCTTCAATGCTATCAACACCTAATTCTTGCAGATTTCTTACGACAATGGAGTTATTTAAGATATCTTGCGTCGAATCTTCGTAAACAGGACCTAACCAACGCCACTGCATTGTTACGTCACCATCAGGAATTAAGCCCAAAACTCCGGGTGGAATCTGTTGGGTCCTCAAGCAAGCCATCATCAACTGCTTAACTTTATCTTCGTACATCGCCATTGCGTCGTCGTACATAAGAAGATCTTCTTCTGTTGCAGTCTCTGGAAGCTCAAGAGGTTTTTCTAAGCCTGCGGCAGCTGCTAACGTGTCACGGAAAATACGTTCCTCTTGGAAAAGAATTAATTCCAAGCAACGGCAAATACCGTAGGTATAAATTGAAATTGCTTTCTTTTTGGAAGTTGCGGCAACGCGACCAAACAACGACTTGTATTCAGTTGCGGTGACACCAGCAGAGATTGAAAGTTCGTCAACACCGCCAAGAGCGGTGCGAATCTCTTCTCGATATTGACGAGCAAACGAGTTTTGGTCACCAGTAATGGCATCAGGAACGATGTAACCAACACGGTCATTCGGCTCCAGGTTTGCAATAACCCTTGGTACTCGCAGCTGACCGTCAGAACCACCTCGATAAATAGGATCAGCCTTAAACCGAGATTGGCTCAAAGCACCAGAACCAGTAAAGCCAGAGTTTGCTGCAATAGAAGGACGTTGAACGGAAGTGTCACCTCCCGGTTCCATCAGGTCAGTCTTGGGTCTGGAGGAGAGAAGCGTTGGATTACCAAAGAACTGAATGTTCTTCCGCATCGTGCGGACCATCTCGTCATGCGTACAAATGTGATTTGCTAACGCGTCAAATTCACCAGAGCCTTCGTTGGAGAATCCTTTGACGTTGTTGAAGATCTCAACGCAGGGAATAAAACCGAGTGTATTTTTAAAGCTTTTAGTTTTGCCAGTGACTGATTGGTAGTTCGTGTCAAATGAAATCTCACCTTCTGAGTGAGTTTCTTCAATTGTTTTACGCTTAATCGAAAGACGGATGTAGCGTTTGGCAGCGCCGTTACCCATGTTGATGGGACCGCTGACGTTGCTCATCTCAATGTCTTGCTGGTACCCAAAACCGTTGCGTACCTTGTAGCTGTAGATGACTACAACTTCATCCAGCTCGCCATCAATGTTGTAGTAACTACGATATTCGTGCTTACGGAAATAATAGAGACGGTAATTGTTTTTAGTAGGACGGATGTAAAAAAGACCTTGACCATCGCACAGAAAGTAATCCCAGATTGAATCTAAGCGAGTATCAATTGAGTTGTATTTAATGACGCGGTCAATAAAGTCCTTGCGCTGGTTACCAAAGTTGTCTTGCGCAGGAAAGAACTCGACACCCTGGCGGATGCCGAACATACGCATCTGAGCAAGGTGGGACGCCACAATGCCCGTATCGATCATTGCCCCACCGTCTCGCTCGAGGTAGGAATCAATGATTTCCTTAAGCCTTGATTTAGCGTCCCCGGCAGCCATTAACTATCTTTCTTTTTATCTTTATTGATCTTAGCAGCCTTCGCCCGCTTCTTCGAGTCTAACCAACGCTTAAAGAATGCCAGCTCAGCAGGTCCATAAAGCTCTGGATGTTTGAGAGCATTTTTGACAAGTTTTTTAGTTTTCATTTTTTCTCCTGGTAACGTTTAGCAGCTCTTGCTGCCTTACCAGCTTTCTTGGCTTTCTCTGTGTTGGCAATAAATTGTTTTCCTTTTTTACTTCCTTCTCTTTTCTTTTGGTCAGTTTCCTCACGCTCTTCTTTTGACAAGGAGGCCCATGCCTTCTCTGGAAGGTAACGCTTGGTGTATCCCTTTTGAATTGCCTTGTCAGCCATTATGCGTTCACCTCAATACATTCATCAGAAGTGCGTGATTTCAGAATTTCGTGAATCTCTTGTCTACGACTAAGATTTGCTGGTCTCTCAAAGTAAGGATCTGCGTAAAGACGTTGCGTTAATGCTTGGTACTGAGCACATGACAAAAGCCAGTCATCAATTGGATGTGTTAATGAAAGCAGCAGAGCAAGCATGATCATGCTATGCGACTCCAGGTACAGCTCTTTGCGGCCAAATGCCTTCTTTAATTGCTTGATCAATAGATACGCCTAAGGGTAAAAGTTGACTTGCCCAAAGGTACTGATCAACTAAAAAATCCCTAGGGTCGGTAGGTACATAATTACCGGCTCCTTTTGGTAGAGTCCCAGAATACTTTCCAGCTAATTTCATTTTATGCGGCTCCAGTGGCGGTTCCTGATGCACCACCACCGACAGCGCCGGTGGTTACATCAACCATGCCAACAACAGCATTTAAAACTGTCTGCATAATTTCAGGAGAATACCCACTTGATTTTAAATCTTCCAATTTAAAAGGATATTGAAAATCCAATAATGCTTCTTTGAGTTGAGTATTATTTGTCCGATTTGCAAGTGAATGCATTAACTGTTGATTTGGAAAGAAATCAGGAGTGTAATCGTTGAGAAGCTCTTTCATTGCTGCGTATTTTCCGGCTAATTTCATTTTTTACTCTCCTTGTACTTCTTAGCTGCTGACTTGGCTTTCTTGCGCTTTTCGTACTCGTCTTTGGTCATCCACTTTTCTTTGCCCCACTTCTTCAAGTCTTTTTGCTTCTCACCTTCACCGCCTTTGTACCCGCCACCAGCTTTCTTGTACTCGGAAGCAACGAGCTGAGCTTTGCGAGCAGACCACTGACCAGGCTTT